TCCAAGATTGTATTAGACACAATTAAGAAAATTAAGGATGCCCCTATTGATGGAGTAGGTTTTGTCCAAGAAAAAGCTCTGAAGTTTTGTAAACAACAAGAACTACAAAAGGCTATTGTCAGGTCTCAAAAAATCCTTGATAGTGGTGAGTTCGAAAACTATGAGAAGTTAGAAGAACTTTTTAGGGCGGCCATTCAAATCGGAGAAAACAACAACAAAGTTGAAGATGTGTTCACCAATTTGGATGACGTGCTCGATGAGGACTTCCGTCACCCGATCCCGATGGGGATTAGTGGTCTCGACAAGTTACTAAAAGGTGGATTGGCTAAGGGTGAAATCGGTGTTATACTGGCACCAACTGGTGTTGGTAAGACAACTGTATTATCAAAAATTGCTAATAGTGCTTTTAACCACGGATACAATGTTCTTCAATTGTTTTTTGAAGACAACCCTAAAGTTATTCAGAGAAAACACTTCACCATGTGGACTGGTATTGTACCTGATGAGTTACCTCTTCATCGTGAAGAAGTTCTCGAAAAAGCTCGTCAAGTAAAGGAAGAAATGACCAACAGGTTATATTTAAAAAAACTAGCATCAGACACTCATACTATGACTCAAATTAAGAATATGATCCGTAAAATGATTGCTGATGGTCACAAGATAGATATGATTCTTGTTGATTACATCGACTGTATTGTTCCTGATAAAAACTTGGGTGACGAATGGAAAAGCGAAGGTTCTGTAATGAGAGGATTCGAGGCTCTATGTCACGAGTTGAGTGTTGTTGGTTGGACGGCAACACAGGGTAACAGAAGTTCCATATCATCTGAGGTTGTAACCAACGATCAAATGGGTGGTAGTATCAAAAAGGCTCAGGTAGGTCACGTTATTATTTCCATAGCAAAGACCCTTCAACAAAAGGAAATGAACTTGGCGACAATTGCTATCACCAAGTCCCGAGTTGGTAAAGATGGTGTGATTTTCGAAAACTGTAAATTCAATAATGAGTTATTGGAAATCGATACCGATAGTTCCGTAACCTTCCTCGGATTCGAGGAAAAACGAGATGATCAAAAAAGAGATCGTATCAAGGAACTTATGGAAAAAAGACAACAAAGAGAAAAACCGTTGGTTTAATCTTGTTAATTATAAAAACAAAATAAAAGAATAGATAATGAATGATTTAATAGATATGATTGGAACGGATCAACGATTCGTAACTAAGAGAAGTGGTGACCGAGTCCCATTCGAAATCGATAAGATAAAAAATGCGGTCGTAAAGGCGATGGAAAGTGCTGGTAGGGTAGATGTTGAGATGGCTGAGAAGATCGCTCGTCTTACCAAAAAAAGTGTGTTTCGGGGAAACAAACTTCATCTACCTCACGTAGATGAAATTCACGATATGGTGGAGAACAAACTTATGGATAATGGTTTGAATGATGTTGCGAAAGAATATATTATCTACCGATCAAAACACCAACCAAATATCTTTACCAAAAGAACAAACTTGAAACCCTATGAGTATCCTGACCTATTGGAGTATGTTGACGCTATCCGACATTCATATTGGGTACACACAGAATTCAATTTCACATCTGACATTCAAGACTTCAAGGTACATTTGGATGAAAAGGAACAAACAGCATTACAACGTGCTATGTTGGCGATTTCTCAAATCGAAATTGCGGTAAAATCGTTTTGGGGTGACATCTATAAAAGATTACCAAAACCTGAAATCGGTAATGTTGGTGCAACATTCGCGGAGTCTGAAGTTAGACATGCTGATGCATATTCTCACCTAATTCAATTGTTGGGACTGAACAAAGAATTCGAAAATCTATTGGAGGTTCCTGCAATTAGAAGAAGAATCAAATATCTTGAAAAATCAATCTTAAGTTCAAAGTCCGTTGAAAATCAAGATTACTTTGAATCAGTAATATTGTTTTCTATGTTTATCGAGAATGTATCACTGTTTTCACAATTTCTAATTATTATGTCATTTAATAAACATAAAAATATGTTGAAAGGTATTAGTAATGCGGTTGAGGCTACCTCTAAAGAAGAAAATATCCACGCAGGTTTCGGATTTGATTTGGTCAACCTTATCAAAAAAGAAAACCCAACTTGGTGGACAAAAGACCTAATTGAAGACCTAATCGATGCGACCCACGAAGCTTGTGAGTCTGAAATAGAAGTTATCAATTGGATCTTCGAAAAAGGGGATTTAGATTTTCTATCAAAACAAGAAACTTTAGAGTTTATCAAACACAGATTCAACTTATCTTTAAATTCTATTGGTATCGAAAATGCATTCAACATCGATAAAAAGGTGTTGAGTACTACAGAGTGGTTTGATGATGAGATTCTCACAACAAAACACACTGATTTCTTTAACAAAAGAAGTATCAATTACAGTAAAAAACAAAAATCAATTACACTCAACGACTTATTTTAAATTTATAAAAAAACAACATGGAAAATGTAAAACCATTCGATTGGATCAATGAAGAATCAATCGTATTTCTTCGTCGTGGATATTTGAGTGAGGGTGAAAACCCCACCGAAAGAGTTAGAGTCATTGCTGACCACGCAGAGAAAATTTTAGGGATCGAAGGATTCGCCGATAAATTCTATGACTATATGGGCAGAGGATGGTATTCACTATCGTCACCAGTTTGGGCAAACTTCGGTAAGAAAAGGGGATTACCAGTAAGTTGTTTCGGATCGAACATCGGAGATAACATTGAATCGATCTTATACACTCAGGCAGAGGTCGGAGAGATGAGTAAGATGGGTGGTGGTACCTCAGGTTACTTTGGTAACATTCGTGGTCGTGGCGCGACAATTACGGACAACGGACACGCACCTGGTTCAGTTCATTTTATGAACTTGTTTCAGAGTGTTGTCGATAACATTTCACAGGGGTCAACTCGTAGAGGAAGATTCTCACCGTACCTACCTTTAGAACATCCAGATATTATGGAGTTCTTGGAAATTGGTACTGAAGGATTCCCGATTCAAGATTTGACACATGCTGTCACCGTAACTGACGAATTTATGGAAGCGATGGTAGAAGGTGATAAAAAGAAAAGAGCAATATGGGCTAAAGTAATTCAACGTAGAGGTGAGATTGGATATCCCTATATCATGTTCTCTGACACCGTGAATAACAAAGCACCTGAAGTTTACAAAGACAAGGATATGAAAATTTATAACTCAAATCTTTGTTCGGAAATTGCTCTACACAACTCCGAAGAAGAATCTTTCGTTTGTGTATTGTCCTCTATGAATTTATTACATTATGACGAGTGGAAAAACACTGATGCAATTCAAACTATGGTATACTTCTTAGATGCTGTTGTTACTGAATTCATAGATAAGATCGATAGTTTGAGACATAACGGGACTATTGAAGGACAAAGAGCATTCTTCTACTTAGAAAAAGCTTATAACTTTGCTATAAGACAAAGAGCATTAGGACTTGGAGTTTTAGGTTGGCACTCATTCCTACAATCCAAGAATCTACCCTTTGATAGTAAAGATACGGCACGTTTGAATGTTGAAGTTTTCAAACTCATAAAAGAACAATCATACAAGGCTTCTGAAGAATTAGCTGAGATGTTCGGAGAACCTGAACACTTGGTTGGTTATGGAAGAAGAAATGTTACTCTAAATGCTATAGCACCAACGACATCTTCGGCGTTTATATTGGGTCAAGTATCTCAATCTATTGAACCAATTTGGTCAAATGCATATGTAAAAGATGTTGCTAAGATGAAGGTTACTATCAAGAATCCTGTTCTTAAAAAATTACTAAATGATTTAGGTAAGGACAACAAACAGATTTGGGATACTATCAAAAAATTTGATGGATCAGTCCAACACTTGGATTTCTTAACCAACGAACAGAAAGATATTTTTAGAACTTTCGCTGAAATCAATCAGTCATCAATTATCAACCAAGCTGCGGTACGACAGGATTATATCGATCAGGCACAATCTCTGAATCTTATGATTTCACCCGATATGCCGACAAAAGATGTAAACAAATTGTTGATCGATGCGTGGAAGTTAGGTGTCAAGACGTTGTACTATCAACACTCGATGAATTCAGCGCAGGCTTTCGGAAGAAAGAAACTAAATTTGAATGACCTTGAGTGTGTGGCTTGTCAGGCATAATATAGAAATAATCATCATAATGACTGAAAACCCCGACAATAAACTGTTGGGGTTTTTTTATGTCTTAAAAAAAATATTGAAGTATATTTATGAATTATGGCAAACGGCAGAACATATGGATTGACATTTCCCTTTGTAGATTCATTTGATGGAAAATATTTAGATTTAACGGACTATGCTGCTGAGGAGATCAGAAGTAACCTTATTCACTTATTATTGACTCGGAAGGGTTCAAGGTATTTTCTACCTGATTTTGGGACAAGATTATTGGAATATATTTTTGAACCCTTAGATGGGCCGACATTTCAGAGTATCGAAGCTGAAATAAGAGATTCTGTGACCAAATACATGCCACAATTACAACTTACAAGTATAAACATTACAGCGCCTGATAATGCACCAGCGGGGTTGACCGCTAACACTGCTGGTGGTGTAGTAGATCCTGACCTCAGGACATATAATTCAGACGTAGCTGATTATACCGCAACAGTCCGTATCGATTATGCCATATCTAACGATGTATTCAACACTAAAGATTTTATTATTCTAAATATTTAACAGTATGGCTGAAAGAAGAATATCCTATACAGTA